TTAAACTGCGATGGTGATCCATTCTTTCCCTCTGTCGTCATTATATTTATCAGTCATTGTTTGATTTTTGTGGCCAAGTAGTGATTTTGTATCGATGCCTTGCTCACGGTACAAACGTTCTGAAAGGGAGCGCTGCTCGTGAAATGTTGGTGGTGTTCCTTCTTTCCAGACAAGACCGCTCGCGTCTCTTGCACTGCTAAATGTACTGGTCACGGTTTTGTCTTTTATCTGTCCACCTCTTTTTGCACTCGCTACCGTGTGGTGGTGATGTAAAACATAAGGGCTTACTATTCCATCCCGGCACTGTGAAATAACTTCTTTCAGCGTCACATTAAGAGCATTACATCGAAGCGATAACGGGATCGCCAGTCTTGCCCCTGTCTTGCCCTGAACGATGTGAAGATGCTCGTCCCAAATATCTGAAAATTTCATGGCCACAATGTCACCAAGACGTTGCCCCGTAATAACCGCTAAGAGCATGGATCGCTGTAAATAAGTTTGCATACCTTCAGCGGTGCTAAATATTGCTTTCCACTCATCCAGGCTAAGTCTTTGCCGCTTCACTTTGGATTTTGGCTGCTTGGTAGCCATCGCCGGATTGTAGCCCGGAGAAACCTCTCCAGCGTGCTGTGCTTCTTTAAAAACATCAATTATGACCCTACGTACTACCTGTGCCATGACAAGCTGCCCACGCTCTTTGTAGGGGGCCAGAATGTCAGCAATATCTCTTACCGAAACCTCAGATAGCATTTTATTTCCAATAACCGTCCGCATTGCCTTAATTGGCGCTTTTTTCTGGCTCACTGATGAAGCCTTTAACTCTCCGTCCTGCTGGCGTTCTTCCTGAATTTTCCAATAGCTATCTAGCCAAGAATTAACAGAAACCCCTTTTCCCATATCTCTGCTAATTTTATCCCTTGCTGTAATTAGCTGCCCCATTTGTTGTTGAGCAAAGCGGGTGTTGGCCTCAACAGCAATAGACTTGGCCTCAACTTCGTTATCACCTAAACCATGAAATTTCCCTGATACCGGATGCTTGTAACGCCAGTAGACCTTCTTGGTTCTGGCGTCCGTATAGCATGATAGACCTGGTACATCGACGTTATACTTACGTGGTCTGCCCATCTTCCATTATCCTTTTCAGGCGCGGGTCATCGTTTTGTTTAACCATTGGCTTAATTGCCATCCCGATGAACCTTGCATTTTTATCGACCCGCCAGCATTTACCCGCCTTCATTGGAGGAGGAGAGATCATGCCGCTTTTGGCATATTTTATTAGAGTGGGATAACTAGGAACTGGTTCGTCAAATTCCTCTTTTGCCCACACTGTTAAAGTTTGTGTTCTCGCCATGGTCATTCTCCACACTGTTTATTTAAAGGCCCGCCGCACACAGGCCGTGACTAAAATCATTCTGTTGCTGGTGGATCACTCTGCACTGGCTCAGCGATAACACCATGACGGTTTAATACACCGATAATTAATTCCCGCTTACAGCCAATTGCAGGAACGTCGCGCAATTCATTTACCAGCATTGAGAAAATATGTCGTGGTAATGCTTCGGGTTTGGCTGCTGTAATAGCGGCAAGTTTCGCATCCCCTTTATACATCTCATCACGCAATGCTTGAGCTGCAGCTGTCATTACATCTAGCTGACGGCTTAACGATAGATTCTGTTCCCGTTGTGATAGCAACTCCCGCGCTATCTGAGCCTCGCGGCCAATGGGGTAAAATTCAGCCATATTGTTCTCAAATGCAGTTATTAAATACTTAAGTTGCGCGTTAGTTATCTCCGTTGGATATTCCCGCTTATTTTTACTCGGCATACGCATCTCCCTGTACCGCTCGCTTTGCAGCAATTGCTATCCCAGACCGTGAACCGCAGGGGTCGATAGCCGTGTTATGAATCCCGCGCAGAACCTCTTTCATATCTTTTATCTGTGCTTCTGCTGCTGCCAGTTGAGTTATCAAATCTTTACCTGGTTTTTGAAAACATACCCAGTTGGTATTTGCTCGTTTACCTGATGGATGCCCAAATATAGGCGGTACCGGCGACAGCTTGATAATGTCTCGGGTAGGGATGTGCACTTCATTCCATTTGAATATCAGCACCCCACCGGCCCGAAGTACGCGGAACGCCTCAGCAAAGCCTTTGGTTAGGTCGTCTTTCCATGACTTACTGAGGATGCCGTATTTCTTACCCTGCCAACCCTCTGGCCCACAATGGGTAAGGTGAGGCGGGTCGAATACGACGATCTGGAAAGTATTATCCGCAAATGGCAACTGGCGAAAATCAGCAACCAGGTCTGGTGCTATCTCTAGCTTTCGACCATCACATAGGATGTGGCTCTCGGCACGAATATCGACGAATACAGCGCGAGGATCGGCACGGTCAAACCAGAACATACGGGAGCCGCAGCACATATCTAAAATCGACTTATCCATCATGCCTCCTGATTACGGCGAGAGCCTCTGTATTCTGGCTCTGGTTTATAATCAGGCTTGCGAATGGTGTTCTTTAAAATCTCCGCCCAATTTTTGCGGCAGTTCACCACCCAGCGACCATGATTAGTATCAAAGAATCCCTTTCTCACTGGCACAGCCAACCGCTCTAAAACTTCGCACGGAACAGCGATAGCGCTGCAACCGCAATTGTAATACCCAAGATTAGAAAGAATTCTTTCTTCAGAGTACCGGCCTGCTGATTCAATTCGTCCCCGATAACCTGAGTCATTTGCGGCCCACAAAATAACGTATAAATCACTTCGCTGGTTGTGATTAAGGCTGATAACAAAGTATTCCTTTTCGTGCTTTGCTTCTGGCGCAACTTTTAAGCGTAGTATTACCGGGCCATCGCGGAAATTACCGTCAACAATTCCATCCAGTTGGCTAATTTCCTGTTTGGTCAGGTTGTGCATTTTGGCGATACAGAAATCACCCTTAAGAACACCGACTCCCGGTGCGCGAGCAGATGTTGGGCCGTAACTGTAGCCGCGATCATTAAGCCATGTTTGGCATGCGTACCAGGCTTGAAAGTCGCCTTTTTGTTCGAACTTTAGTTGAAAGCTCATAGGTCACCTTGATGTTTTCTAGTGGCCACACGCAGACGTTCAAAAATTGCTGCTGCAAAAATTCTTTCTTCGCCGACATCACATGCCGCAAAATATTCATGCGCGGCTGTAACTGCAATTTGATGCTTATTGAGTAGCTCTATTTTTAATGCTTCAAGATGGCTGCGTTCTCGGTGAGCAACTAACGCCTCCGGATCACATTCGATAGAGCGCAGCCAGTAACAAACCGGCCCGCCATCTGTTTCGTGGATGGATACCATAAACCATCCATCACCATATGGTGGAGTGGGATTCCACTTACTTACAGAGAAGTTAATTGAGTCATATTCTGCCTGTAGCTCTTCAGCATTCTCTTCGTCTTCCATCCAGCCCATAGCGCCAGTAACACGATTAAGTGCTTTCCACGCATAAAATTCACCTTCGACCCCAAATTCATTCCCGTTTGCAGGTACAAAAAAATCAGGGTGAGTCCAGAAACCATTGGCATCACGCTCAACCGGTACCGCTGTAATTGTCTTGATCATCACTGCTTCCTCGCATAGAGAACGCCATCAACTGGCAGGCATTCATATTCAGGTGGTAGACTTTGTTGCTGGATGTCGGCTATACAGTTCTTATCATCCGGATAGACGTAGCCTTGCGGCTCGTACTGGCACGGCTGGAAGGTGTAGCAGACGAGTAAAAACAGGCCGTACATCATGATGCAATGGCCCCGGTTAGCTCATTGAAGCGAGCCAGGAAAGCGACCCGCGCATCCCTTGATGACATTGGCACTATTGCCATTTCTGCTGGTGGAATGCCTGCCAGCATGGGCCACTCTTTACCATCATCAATGTCTAACTCTTGGCGCTCGGTGGTCAGCATCACCAGATCGCAGTAGTGGACGATCGCGGACATTTCGGCAGGCAACCCAAAGGTTTCACGAATGACGGTATCGACCTGCTGTTCAATAGCCTGGTAATCAGGCAGTAGGCGTTTAAGAGGTGAGGGGATATCTTTGCAATATGCCTCGGTTGCATCATGCAGTAAGGCTTCAAGGGCAAATTCTTCTGGCACAATCGTGCTTATTAACAAGCAATGTTGGGCCACACTGTAGAAATTAGGCAGGTGACCGGCAAAGCGGCATTCATGTGATAACGCCTGAGCGATATCTTCAATACAAATGCTGCTGGCGACAGGTTTTAGATAATCAAAGTCCAGCCCTGAATACGTCGTAATATAAGACATAAATATACTCCACACGGTTTTTAGGTAATGGTTACCCAATCACCCAATTAATGGGCGATTTATAATTCATTGATTAACTATTCTTTTTCGACAGGCTTATAACTCAATAAAACACACAGCCGGTTAATAACATCAGTCAAGAAAATAGTAAGTACTGCCGCTTCATGCCTCCAACGATAGGGAATATCATCCTCATCATCGTATTCAACATCATCACGAGTATTAATGCGTTTGAAATGGAAGTTTTCAGTTAATAGAAATGAAAGGTCACCAGTACATAAACACATTTGGTCAACAATAAACCCATCATTTAAATTATCAGCGAGTTCAGATTTTATTGTGTCAATTTCTGCGGCATATTTAATAACTTCGTTTTGCTCACTTTTACGTGATAACTGAACAAAGTCACCAATATAGAAACCGTCAAAAGCATCTTTCTCGTCGCTAGTAAATCTTTTCAATCGAGTGGTGAGGTCATGTTTGATATCACTAATGTGAATAGTTTCAGTCTTGATGGAGCCTACCGCCTTGACGAGGTAGGAAACAAACAAGGAGGCGAACGGCTTACTACCGGTCGCAACAATTAAAAAAGCATGTTCGATATTATAATAGGCATTATGATCTTACCCCTGCTGTACCGTACATCCGCCTTGGCCGTACAGCAGTGTCACCTGCCCATTTCTGATTTGGTCCACGGGCGGTAAAGTCTTGTTTCAACAGGTTTTCTGACTCAGGCAAACCATGTTCACGGTAACTGACCGGCCTGCTGTACCGTACATCCGCCTTGGCCGTACAGCAGTGTCACCTGCCCATTTCTGATTTGGTCCACGGGCGGTAAAGTCTTGTTTCAACAGGTTTTCTGACTCAGGCAAACCATGTTCACGGTAACTGACCGGCCTGCTGTACCGTACATCCGCCTTGGCCGTACAGCAGTGTCACCTGCCCATTTCTGATTTGGTCCACGGGCGGTAAAGTCTTGTTTCAACAGGTTTTCTGACTCAGGCAAACCATGTTCACGGTAACTGACCGGCCTGCTGTACCGTACATCCGCCTTGGCCGTACAGCAGTGTCACCTGCCCATTTCTGATTTGGTCCACGGGCGGTAAAGTCTTGTTTCAACAGGTTTTCTGACTCAGGCAAACCATGTTCACGGTAACTGACCGGCCTGCTGTACCGTACATCCGCCTTGGCCGTACAGCAGTGTCACCTGCCCATTTCTGATTTGGTCCACGGGCGGTAAAGTCTTGTTTCAACAGGTTTTCTGACTCAGGCAAACCATGTTCACGGTAACTGACCGGCCTGCTGTACCGTACATCCGCCTTGGCCGTACAGCAGTGTCACCTGCCCATTTCTGATTTGGTCCACGGGCGGTAAAGTCTTGTTTCAACAGGTTTTCTGACTCAGGCAAACCATGTTCACGGTAACTGACCGGCCTGCTGTACCGTACATCCGCCTTGGCCGTACAGCAGTGTCACCTGCCCATTTCTGATTTGGTCCACGGGCGGTAAAGTCTTGTTTCAACAGGTTTTCTGACTCAGGCAAACCATGTTCACGGTAACTGACCGGCCTGCTGTACCGTACATCCGCCTTGGCCGTACAGCAGTGTCACCTGCCCATTTCTGATTTGGTCCACGGGCGGTAAAGTCTTGTTTCAACAGGTTTTCTGACTCAGGCAAACCATGTTCACGGTAACTGACCGGCCTGCTGTACCGTACATCCGCCTTGGCCGTACAGCAGTGTCACCTGCCCATTTCTGATTTGGTCCACGGGCGGTAAAGTCTTGTTTCAACAGGTTTTCTGACTCAGGCAAACCATGTTCACGGTAACTGACCGGCCTGCTGTACCGTACATCCGCCTTGGCCGTACAGCAGCCATTCTCCAAAAGGCCGCGACATACTTCGCCTGCTGTACGGCCAAGGCGGATGTACGGTACAGCAGGTTACGAGTTTACTCACTTAGCGCCGTGTCCACTCTTGCTGGGTAAGATCATTAATGACAGTGGTTTTAACAAATGCTTTTTTGCACAACTCAGAGATAACGATATCTTTGACGGCATTTCGTTCTGCTCTTTTAAGTTTTTTACCTGTTTGTGATTCAATAACAGTAGCACGTTCGTTTACTTCTTTATTGATAACATGAGATGGCATTATTTTTTCATCAATACGTAGTGAAAGCGATAACCCACCATTAAACGGCGTGACTAGCTCACCAGTGATGATATTTGGAATAAAACCAACACGGCTCTTTTCATTCTCGGCAATGGCAGTAAATAGAACTTCATTTAAGTGACCTGAAAGTAATTCAGCTTCAGGCAGAGTTGCTTTAAAAATAATTGCATTTTTTAACTGGGCTTGTTTCACGTTAATTACTCCACATAGGTTTATTAGCAATTATCACCGTACCGATAATTGTTATTTAGTTACTCCACACACAGAGAAGTACTCCGATCCGGGGGCTTTATACTGTACGGGTTTAAAGGGATAACCCGCCCGGAGCACTTCTCTGTGTGAAAAGGGCGGCTGGCCTAATCTGGTGTTGGCAGGCGCAGCCGCTAAAGACACAGCACAGCAATGGAACAAGGATGTGATTTCCGGCGCTTATTTCCGGCTGCTGCAATTGCACAGGCTAGCTCTTTGGCAAATCACAATCGGTTGAACACTTAACAAATGCTCATACGATTGTGAGCCTGGTTACTTCTCCACCTCAGGCGGCGGTGGTATCCTCAAAGTCCCTACAACAAGGAGGATTTTCTGTGAACAATGAAGACATAAACATTCGTCTTAAGGCTATGGAACTTGCTATTACGCGTCTTGCAACTTCAATTACTGAAAATGGCGGGCCATCATCTACAGATTTAGAAGGACACATTCTTTATTTTCGAGAGCGTCTTGGTCGTGGTGATTTAGAACCTCAACAAGAACTGATTTTCAAACAAGCACTGGCGCTGCTTGATCCGCTATCACCAAAACCAGGCGACCTGTTTTAATTATCCGTTTCACAAAGGCTTTTACTGGTGTAATAACCACGCTTCACGGCTGCTTGATTACTTAGCATCGACTCAGCGAGGCGTATGTTTTGGTCGGATTTTGCATTCGGTTTAAGTTTCTGGAGTTCCTTGGAGTCCTCCAACAACAAACGAATCAATGCTATTTCACATTCATTAATAGCCTGGTATTTAAGCCCGGAAGGTAGGTTAAATGTCCTGCCTTCAGGTTCTTCTGCGGTGCTCTGATTTGCCTTATCAGCAATGGTTTTCACGCAAACAGAGACACAATCTGAGCATATATTTGAAAACTTACCTGCAATCACCATCGCTACTTCCTTGTTAGGTCTTTCGCAGAAAGAGCAGAAGACCTCCGCTTTATCGATTCTCTTGATGGTACCCATCACTTCCCTCCGGTTGTCTTGCTCGCTGTTGATGGATTCAGTATTAGTAAACTTACATTTAAAGTCAAGAATAAAAATTAAGTTAACTTACTTTTTGGGCTGCTGTACCGTACATCCGCCTTGGCCGTACAGCAGAATCGGTTGAACACTTAACAAATGCTCATACGATTGTGAGCCTGGTTACTTCTCCACCTCAGGCGGCGGTGGTATCCTCAAAGTCCCTACAACAAGGAGGATTTTCTATGAACAATGAAGACATAAACATTCGTCTTAAGGCTGCTGTACGGCCAAGGCGGATGTACGGTACAGCAGATGGATTCAGTATTAGTAAGCTTACATTTAAAGTCAAGAATAAAAATTAAGTTAACTTACTTTTTGGGCTGTGGCATAAAAAAACCCGCACATGGCGGGCCTCTTTAAGAAGATATAAGTGATTATGGCAGGTCGATGATTATCTGCTTTACTACACCAATCAATTTGCAGGTGTCATCTACTTCAATGGGCTTGAATTGAGGGTTTAACGGCATTAAATATTTATTAGGGCCATCAATTACAAATTTCTTAATTGTCGCTTCGTGATTTCCATTTGTCTGAGCTATAACGATTTTTTCATTAACATCTTCAATAAATCCGTATTCTGGATCGACTATCACAATAGCCCCTTCAGGGATGCTTAGTGAGCCTGATGCTGTCATTGAATCGCCTTTAACTCTTAAGGCAAATGCAAAATCAGAAATTTTTGCTGTAGTTTCAACCCATTCAGATCTGGCACCAGTCGAGCCAAGTGCTTCAGTCCAGGCACCGGCCTGCACCCATGAAATAACGGGGACAACTTTTGATTTGCTGGCCATGGCCTTTATCGAAGGTTCTAATTCTCCCTTTCCAGATAAAAGCCATTCTGGTGAACATTCAAGCAATGAGGCGAGTTTCAGCAGGCTATCGCTGGATAGGCCGGTAGCATCACTTTCCCATTGAGTTACGGCAGACGCAGAAATGCCTACATATTCAGCGATATCTTTTTGGGTCAGCTTCAACTGCCGCCGCCTGAATTTGATTCTTCCGCCAACTGTATTCATAGCATCCACCATATATAAAAGACGTAAGTAATCTTACATTCAGTTGACGTAAGTAGTCTGTGAATATACGATGTAAGTATGCTTACTTTTATGGAGGTAACTATGCATAAAACTGACGTTCTTGAATTCTTCAAGGGCACATCGAAAACCGCTATCGCTCTTGGTGTTTCGCATAGCGCTGTTTGCCAATGGGGTCACATCATTCCAGAAAAGCAGGCTTTAAAAGCTGAAAAGATTACGGACGGGAAATTGAGGTATGACCCATCCGACTACCAGAAGCCTACGGCACCAGCGGCCTAAGTTAAACCACCAGACAGGGGGATAGATTGTGGATATAGCGAGGTTATTTATGCCCAACAAAAATAAGCAACACCTTGAGGGAGGGGATGAGTTTCTCGGGGCTTTTGATGGAAGGGTGAATTCTGCCGTCATCGTAAATTTCGTTATCTTTAAGATCGCTAAAAAATTGACTTACGGCGCGCTGATAGTTTTCTCGTCTGGATTTCTTCACGTGAACGCGAAGCAACCTGAAATCATCTTCAGTGAATCTCGGGTAGTCCCTTTTCCCCTCCCGACATTCGGACATGAACTTATCGAGCAAAAGGAAGAGCGGATCAGCAACGGCATTGAACTCCTTACGCTTATCCCTGCTTCTGGCGAGCCAGTGACCGAACCAAGTTCCCAGCACGAAAGAAACCACACCCCAAGTAAGAGCGGTCACACCCAAAATGAAACTAACGATGGGCGGATTAGTGTTGAAGAGTCGCATGAACTCACTCCAGAGGGCGCTCATAAATTCAATATATTCCTTTTGATTAATATGACTATTTTCGTATCCGCTTTCCTATTAAGCGCTTATTTCAGCATGCGGAGAACACTTCGCCGTGACTGGGCTAAGCATATGCCAAAGGGGCAAGCACTGAAAGTACCGACGATGGGGATGATTTCCATTTTGTGCGTACCCCGCCGCATTAAGTCCCGTAGTTGGCAAATGTGGGAGCAGCGTCAGTGGTTCCGAGACATGAAGGCGTGTCATGGGTTGGCGGTGGCCTATAGAGACTCGTGGTATTGGAAAAGGTCAGTCAAGGCGACTAATGACCAATAAAAACTACAGCAATAAATCAATAACCAAAACATTCAAAGAGAGAGAAACATTGTGGATAACAAAGACTTTCCAACTCAGCCGGATATTAGCGACGCGATACACCAGTTGATAACTCAGACACCGGGCAAGTATGACGCGATGGCTAAACAGTTATGCCCACTGTCCGGTACCGAGAATGCACTGCGTAACCGCGTTCGTCAGTTAGCGGGGCAGGTAGTGCCGTTGGGCATGGCGATAGAGATGGAATCAATCTCTGGCCGTTCCGACATTACCGAAGCCATGTGCAAGCGCGCTGGTGGGGTGTTCGTGAAACTGCCGGAAGTGAATGACATTGGCAACGACGAGCTGCTTATCAAATTTAACGATCTGCTGGTGGCTTTAGGTGATTTTGGTCGTGCTCATAATGAGTTTACCGCTGACGGTGTGTTAGATCGTGATGAGACTAAGCGGCTGAAAGCTAAGGGGTATAAAGCGCAGTCAATTATTGCAGAGATTGTTGCTGTCACGGTGATGTTATGGGGTGACGCCCCAGTGTGCGGCACTGAGGCGTCGGGTGCATTAACTAAACGTGTGGAGTAATTAACGCATGAACATTGTAGCGGCTAAACGTTCTATTCCGCAACTGCGTTGCGTTTGTGTCAGCCCGTTCCGGTATGAACGAATGATAAGGGGCCAGTGGAAACCGTGCAACCACAGCAGGGCGCAGGGAATTGTGGGTGTGATCTGTCGTAAGTGGGGGCGCGTATGACTAATCCCGGCACAACCACTACCAACCCTATTCAATTGCTGGATCGGTATTACACCGATAAGCGCGGTATTCGCGTTCACGTTATTGGCTACGACAACGCAACCGGGGAAGTCATTTTTCGTCGTGATGACTATGAGCATGACTGTTCAATACCCATTCGGCGTTTCAGGAAAGAATATAAGGCGGTTGTATGAGCGTAAAGCTATCCAGTTATGTATGGGACGGCTGTGCGGCTGCGGGTATGAAAATATCGAAGGTGGCAATCATGGCCCGTCTTGCTGATTTCTCTAATGATGAGGGGGTGTGCTGGCCGTCAGTGACGACGATTGCCCGGCAGATAGGGGCAGGTGAGAGCACCGTCCGTACTGCGCTGGCTGAACTGGAAACCGATGGCTGGTTAAGCAAGAAAGCCCGCCGCGCCGGTAACCGCAATGCCAGTAATGTTTATCAGTTGAATGTCGCCAAACTTAAGGCCGCCGCTCATGCGTCAGAATCCGACACCTCAAAATCTGACGGGTCAAAATCTGATGGCTCAAAATTCGACGGGTCGGAATCTGGCAGAAATGGCACTTTTGACCCGCCAGAATCTGGGGGCGATCCGTCAGTAAATTCAACACCTGATCCATCAAGTAAAAAACCTACCTGTCAGCCGCCGATGGCGACCGACCCTGAAGTTGAAGTTACTGATCAGGCCAAAGACGTTTTAAAACACTTGAACTTGACCACTGGCTCTCGGTACCAGACCAGCAAATCATCGCTGGAGAACATCCGCGCCCGGCTGAAAGAGCAGTTCACTGTTGCAGAGCTGAAACTCACGGTTGATTACCTCCACGCTAAGTGGGCCGCAGATCTGGATATGGCTGAATACCTGCGCCCGACAACACTTTTCCAACCAACCAAATTCCCTGGCTATCTCGAAGGGGCTAACCGTTGGCATGGGGCAGGGCGTCCAACACGCAAAGATGGCAAGTGGGTGAAAGCCAATGGTGAGTTGCTGACTGGTGATACCACAGAACGCGATGCGGCATATCGTCGCTTTATTGGCAGTGGGCTACCGAAAGAAAACCCTAGCCAGATCGAGCAGCAGGTGAGTAAAGAAGCCAGTAAATCCGGCATCCGTTCAATGAACGCCAGTTTTGCGGTTCAGCGTTGGAACGCCATCTGGAAAGAATGCAGCCAGCGCGTAAGTGGGGAGGCCACAGCATGAAAAAGCTATTTGATAGTTTCACTGATGAGAGACTGGGCGAAATCAAAAATGCATTTCTTGATTGCAACAAAGAAATCGCGCCAAGCATAGGAGAGATTTTCGCTCTAATTGACATCGCGTTAGCTGCAAAGAGGGCTGAGCCGGAATGGTACATTGTAATTACAAGCGTAGGCGTTTGGCAGGCGCGTTATAAAACCCGCAGCGAAGCAGAAAACCATATTAAGCCGTGGCACAAGGATTACTGGATTAAAGAACTCTACACCACCCCACAGTTGAACTCTCCGGAGATACCGGAAGGTTGGAAGCTGGTTCCGAAAGAAGCAACCATAGCCATGCTCACATTGCTTGGATTAACTGGCAGCTTTGACAGTATGCAGCATCGATATGCCGAGATGCTCGCCGCTGCACCGGAGAGTAATCATGATTGATTTTACCCATACCGAATATGTCCAATCGCTGGCGGCGCTTAAGTCGGCTGAATCTCACTTACTGAAAGAAGTTGGCGATCAGTGGCGCACCCCCGATCCGTTGTTTTGGGGCATTAACCAGATGTTTGGCCCGCTGGTTTTGGACTTGTTCACCGACGGTGAAAATAGCAAATGCCCTGACTACTACACGGCAGAAGATAATGCGTTGATTCAGAACTGGGCTGAGCGAGTAAGCGAGCTTAAAGGTGCTGCATTTGGCAACCCGCCATATTCCCGCGCTAAACAGCATGAGGGTGAATACATCACCGGTATGACTCACATCATGCAGCACACAGCGGTAATGCGCGAAGCCGGTGGCCGTTATGTTTTCCTGATTAAAGTCGCCACGTCAGAGAGTTGGTGGCCAGAGCAAGCCGATCACATAGCGTTTATTCGCGGTCGCGTCGGTTTCGACCTCCCACACTGGTTTATTCCGGCAGACGATAAGCAGGTACCGAGCGGTGCATTTTTTGCAGGTGCTATAGCGGTATTTGATAAGTCGTGGCGCGGGCCAGCAACGAGCTATGTCTCGCTGGAACAGCTTATGACTACTGGCGCAGCATTCTTAGCGCAGATCCGCAGAGAGGCCGAACGCCTGGTACCACAAACCCAACTGCAAAATATTCCTGAAATTATTTCGGTACCGGATAGCGGGGTAACTGCTTGAAACTCACCCTACCATTTCCACCATCGGTAAATAGCTATTGGCGCGCCCCGAGTAAGGGGCCGTTAGCGGGTCGGCATCTTATCAGCGTCAAAGGTCGTCAGTTCCGGTCTGAGGCTTTGGCCTGCATTCTTGAGCAGTTGCGGCGGGTACCGAAAACCATCACTGATCCGGTGGCGGTCGCTATCGTTTTCTACCCTCCCAATCTGGTTCGGCGGGATCTGGATAACTTCCTGAAAGCGCCGCTGGATGCTCTGACTCATGCGGGTGTGTGGGTTGATGATAGCCAGGTGAAAAAGCTAATGATTGAGTGGGGGCCAGTCATTAAGGGCGGCAAGCTCGAAATTTTAATAGCTGAATTATTGGGGCCGCAATGAATACCTTACTTACTATCGATGGGCATCCAATACGCCAATTTTTTGGTGATTTGTACTGTTTGAACGATCTACATAAGGCATCGGGGGGAGATGACCGGTTGAAGCCGCCATTTTGGATAAGGAATAAATCCACGCAGAAAATTATAGCGGGGGTGGAAAAATTACGCCCTGTCGCTATTCACGTCATTCATGGTGGGGATTTATCTGGAACCTATGCGAGCAAGGAGTTGGTCTTTGCTTACGCCATATGGATTAGCCCAGATTTTTACATCCGCGTAATTTCTGAATGCCCACAGATCTTCTCATTACAAGGAAATAACCATGGACAATAAAGAATACTACGCCCGTAAAACTATTGATTATTTGGAAGCCATCTACCGTGTAATTAAGGGGGATCGGTTGACAGCCGAAACATTGGCTAAGGAAGGGAGTGATACCGCCAAAATGATTGTTCTGCTTAAGGGGGCTGAAGATCATCTGCAAAAAGCTATTGAGAACTATACCTACGCGACACACGCCCGTGAGAAGTTTTTTGGTTCCTTATCATCAGATGAACTCGGCAAAACTATTAAGTTTTTGAGGGGGCATGCTGATTTTTTAGAGAAGGCTGGTGTTAATGAGGTCATTGAATATCAAGGGATAGGTATTGATTGGATTAATGCGCAGGATGGAGAAATTCACTGATTTTAAGTGGGTGAGATCAGCTTGCGCCAGAGCGGGCCAAAACCTCTCAAAGCTGGGCTGCATGGAATACCGTAGGTTAAAGCGACAGTATTCTTCAAAACCGACCTGAGCGCGATATTTGATATATATCAGCGAGGTGAGTAAAAAATGGTGATCTCTATAGTTGTGTTAATGTACAGTGGTTGTGCAGTTATTCACCTCTCCATGTGTGCGGACATTGGATTGGATAGGCTGGTAAAACTAATGTGTGGAGTAAATTATGAATCAATTAATCGTTATTGATGGTGTTTCTGTACGTAATGATCATGCTGGTCGTTACTGTCTGAATGATTTGCATGTAGTTTCTGGTAGTGAAGATAGGCATAAGCCCTCAAATTTTTTGCGCCTCGAATCAATAATTGCCCTTCGTGCAGAAATTGACCGTTGCTCAGATGTGAGCATCGAATCAGTAGTCACAATTCGCGGTGGCGCCAATCAGGGAACTTACGTTTGTCGTGAAATTGTCTACGCCTATGCAATGTGGATTAGTCCTGTATTTAATCTTAAAGTAATACGTACCTTTGATTTGATTAGTTCGGGTAAGCATGAAGTACCTGTTAATGATCTAATGCAGGCCGGTGTAACACTTCTTGGTTTCATGCGAAAAGAGCTAAACCTCTCTAACTCCTCCGTTCTTGGTGCTTGCCAAAAGTTACAGCAAGCGATCGGCTTACCAAATCTAGCACCTGAATATGCCATTGATGCCCCTACTGATGCTGTTGATGGCTCAAGCCGTCCAACTATGGCACTGAGTACGGTACTTAAATCTCGGTCAATCCCCATTAGGGCAACAGTGGCATTTGGTCGTCTGGCCGAACTGGGTATTGTTGAACGCCGATCTCGTCCGAGCACATCACCAAAGGCTAAAGGGGGGGTTAAATACTTTTGGTCAGTGACGTCAAAAGGGCTCCTTTATGGCAAGAACCTCACCAGCCCGGGCAATCCACGTGAAACGCAGCCCCATTTCTTTGAATCAAAAGTGGCTGAACTTATTAAATTAATGATGACGGCTAAAGCAGCATGAGGGCGCTATTAACCCCATTTATTCAGCGTGAGCTGGGCGTGGTGATATTGAAGCCTGGCGCAGATTTATTGCCGTATATGTCTGGCCGCTTGCTGGTGGCCACTGAGCCGGATGAGTTTAAATTGCTGCCTGCTGGCGCGTTGCCGGTCGCCAATCAACAGCTAGCTAATGATCCGCGACTGTTACCTTTCTTTGAACATGAGCGGGTTATCAATGCTGCTGGTGGCCCACGCGTGCTTGAGGCATGGGTCGAACGACTGAAAGAGTGCCAGTGGCATGATCCGGATGATACCCATGACCGCAATCTCACCACCTTGCGTTATAACCAGCGGTCGATTCGCTTGTGCTGGCATCACGATAATAAGCTGAGAGAGCAGACACTTCCTCGCCTGAACCAACTGGCGACCAATAACCTCATAGCTTGGGTGGTCGAAACCGTTCGCGGCTACTTTCGTTTTTCTGAGGGCCACCAGTTGACGTTGCCGGAGCTGTGTTGGTGGGCGGTGGTTAACGAGGTTTACGACCTGTTGCCGGATGCTATTGCCCGTTCTTCTCTGCGTATGCCAGCAGCAGTGATCGAAACTGGCGGTACAAAAGAGAGTGATATTACCTGGTCGCCAGCGCCACAAGCGGTGGTTGCTAAGAAAGTGACGAAAGCCAGGCCACCAACGGAAATAGCAGTAAAACCCGCTTTGGCTCTAAAGGTTGATGCCGAGCCACCAGCAGGTTTTATGCTCAGGCCAAAACTGCGGCGCTGGGAGAACCGGAAGTATCTGCAATGGGTGAAATCACAGCCTTGCTGCGGTTGTGGCAATGGCGACTGCGATCCTCACCATATCATCGGACACGGGCAGGGCGGTATGGCAACCAAGGCCCATGACTTGTTCACCTTCCCTTTGTGCCGCACCTGTCATGACAAGTTGCATGACAACCAACGAGCGTGGGAAGAGCAGCACGGTAGCCAGATAGTTCTGCTATTTCGTTTTATGGATCGGTCAATCGGTATAGGGGCTTTAGCATGAGAGATATTTCTTTAGTTTTGGCCCGCTGGGGCGTTTGGGCGCGTGACAGTTCTGGTGTTGATTACTCACCTATCGCAGCGGGATTTAAAGGGTTACTACCCGCCACTTCAAGTCGTCAAGAATCCTGCTGTGATGATGATGGCTTAATCATAGATTCGGCAGTAGGTCAGTTAAAGGCCCGGCGATTGACGCATGAATACTCACTGATATGCCTGCATTACGTACTTGGCGTTTCAAAGCGGCAAATAGCGAAGCGATACAAGGTATCCGAGGGCAGAGTTCGCCAGCAGATGCAGGTCGCAGAGGGGTTTATCGATGGTTGCCTGGCAATGACGGGTGCCGTTCTTGAGATGGATCCTTACACCCAAATCCAACATATTCATGAAAATGATAAAAAAGGATTAGTGCGCTACGCATAAAGTGTTCTAGTGTGATAAGAGTTAGTTGTGCAGTAGCGCTTATTCAGTTAAATAAACCTCGCTTCGGTGAGGTTTTGTCATCTAGCGCCTTTTAATAAATTGAAATCATGGTTATGATTTGATTTTCATTTTATAGGGGCACCTAATGGAATGGCGAGGAATACCTTATCCTGAAACAGTTGAGCGGGTTGTAACAAATGCTAATTTAGTGATTGATAAACTTCCAAAAGTCTATATAGACACTGGGGATAACTTAGGGCCTATTCTGGGAACGCTCGGGAGTTCTCTAATCGCAGGTGCTATTCCAGCTATAATTGCATGGTTAGCCATTAAGAGTAACCAAAAAACATTTGAAGCAGATAGGGTCGTCCAGTTAGAAATAGCAAAAACTAATTTTAATGCTCAGGTAATATCCGCAAGTAGACAGGTCTGGATAAATAAGTTTACGGATGTAATTACAGAGTATGTATCTTTGACAGAACAAGTTATTCAAGCAAAATATGCTGTGAAAGTATCGGAAGCAAAGCAAAGATTTTATACGGATAAGTATCCGCGTGAAATATTAGCCTCGAATAAAAATCTCCTTTCCATGTTTGAAGATGCAAATAATGAACTTCATAAGAATATTAGTCATTATTCATCTGTTCTGCAGGATATGAGTGCTCTTAAAGCTAGAGCTGAACTGATGATGAATCCGACCGAAAGTTTTTGCATAGAAATAAAAAAACATATTTGTGAAATATATACTAGAGCGAATGTTATGCCTGATTATCCCAAAATAGATCTTCCTGATATTTTGGGGAAAAACAATAATCAAAGTAATCTACTTATATGTGAAGTTCAAAAATATTTGAAGCTAGAGTGGGAGCGTACTAAACGAGGAGAGTAATTATACAGTAAAAGTTACTTTTTCTTATGAGGTACGCTCACTAAATTTTTACCACTACATTAAGTTTATTTGTTATTAATCATAGTAGTTGAATACTCACTTCGGTGAGCCTTTTGCATTTTAAAGATATGCGGTCAGCACATTGGTAGGTGCTGACGCCGGAACCGTAACCGGCTTCAAAAATGATAAGCCCCGACATAAGTCAGGGCTTTTTTGTTTGTGGAATGGGCGGCAGAAGAGTGCTGGTAACACTGCTTCTGCCATTCGCCTGTTTGCAAAGTCACAGGCGAACCAAGGCCCAACGCTTGTGTGCACAAAGCGGATCTGAGCCTACCAAGAAACGGTAGAATGATCTATGAAAAACACTGTTTATTTAAACAGTAATAAAATTATTAACGCTGATTCTCTTTGTTATATCAAAACCCTGCCTGATAACTGCATTGACCTGATCGCAACAGACCCGCCTTATTTCAGGGTTAAGTCATGTAAATGGGATAATCAGTGGGAAAGTGAATCAGCATATATTGCCTGGTTAGATGAGTTGCTTGCGGAGTTTTGGCGGGTATTGAAACCCTCCGGCAGTCTCTATATGTTTTGCGGTTCTCGACTTGCTGCCGACACTGAAATTCTGGTACGCGGTCGCTTCAATGTGTTGAACCATATTATCTGGGCTAAACCATCCGGCCCGTGGCGGCGAATGCATAAAGAGGATTTGCGCTCTTACTTCCCTGCAACTGAGCGGATTATCTTTGCAGACCATTACGCGGGGCCATTCACGCCTAAGGGCAGCACTTATGCCGACAAATGCAAAACACTGAAACAGAATGTCTTCAAGCCATTGATTGATTATTTCCGGTTGGCCAGAGCATCGCTTGGCGTGTCGGCAAAGGCTATAAATGAGGCGACAGGGCGGCAAATGTGTAGTCATTGGTTTAGCGAAAGCCAATGGCAATTACCAAGCGCCGAGCAATATGCCGTGTTGCAAACTCTGTTTAGCCGTATAGCAACTGAGAAGCATCAACAGGGAATATTGAGTAAACCCCATCATGATCTGGTAGAAGAATATCAGACATTAAGTCGGCAATATTCAGAGTTGAGCCTCGAGTATGAATCATTGCGGCGACCGTTCGCTGTTACTGCAGATGTGCCATATACCGATGTTTGGACATTCCCTTCTGTTGCTTTTTATCCTGGCAAACACCCTTGTGAGAAACCCGCTGAATTGATGGAGCATATAATCAGGTCTAGCAGTAGACCGGGTGATGTGGTTGCTGATTTCTTTTTGGGATCGGGTGCCACACTCAAAGCAGCTTTAAAGCTAGGCAGAGTGGGGATCGGCGTCGAACTGGAAGAAGAGCGGTTTAATCAGACCGTTGAGGAAATCAAAGCATTACTTACTTAGCCCTGGCCTTATAGCTGGGGCTTTCTCGTTTTAGCCCATCAGTCACCCAATCAACTCCACACACATTACTCCGCATGAGTGGCTGCACTGGTGGGCTAAATTCTAATGAGATAACTTGCAGAGGTCAGACATGGAAATCAATTGCATAAAAGATGGACGGATCATCTGGATGCGTAACTCAGCAGCGCCGGAAGGCATGACGAGCAATAGTTATTTAAAGGACGGGACGCAAGAGAAGATCATCGCCGCCCTTGAGGAAGCATTACTTCAAGCTAAAGGCGAACAATCATGCAGGAATGATTCTGATTGAGTGTCTGATATTAGCCTGACGACCAGGAGGTAGCGCGATAACAATATTCCATGAACCAGTATTTGGAACAGTCACATGTGCCGGGAAGTGGCTAAAGAATCCGCCGTGATAGTTGAATCCACGGTTATTCTTATAATTGTTAAAGTCATTATCGGTCATAACGAGCACATTCACTTGATGTGAACATTCAACCGCAACAGTATCACCTCTGTCGAGGTGTTCTTTTGTATGTAAAAAGCTCATTAAATCTCCATTTCAACTAATTAGTAAAAATAATAAATCAGAGGTGTGTGCGCCTCTGTTATCCATATTAATCGCTGGCTTACTGTTTTAATGTGCCTTACGTCATATTAGCAATACTGATGATATAACAAAATTAACCAGAATTAAGGCTGTGCTATTGCGTGGCCTTTTTCTTTTTCTAACACCCGACAATGCCGGGAATAATATTCCCCATTGGGGAGGTGGTATGAGAATGCATAACGAACTGCATACATGGGCTGACTGGGTTCAACTCCTTAATGCCTGGTGGCGTGGTGATGTCCCTATGGGTGGAGTGTTGCTATCAGTGGTCATGGCCGCTTTACGGGTGGCCTATACAGGTGGTGGATGGAAGAAAACATTCTTAGAGGGGCTGACTTGCGGTGCATTAACACTGACTGCGGTAAGCGCTCTGGAATATTTCGATCTACCACAACAGCTGACCTTAGCCATTGGTGGGTTAATTGGCTTCATCGGCGTTGAGCAGATCCGGGCATTAGCGCTCCGTTTTGTTGGCAACCGCATTGGCGGCACTGACGACACTAAACCTCAGGTATAAACCATGACCCCTTATCAATTCAGAATGGCGGCTAACATCAGCGTCGAGCTTGCTGCACGTTGGATTCAGCCAATGACGTTGGCAATGAAAGAGTTTGATATCACCACTCCAGTACAGCAGGCGATGTTTATTGCTCAGGTGGGCCATGAGTCGGCCAGTTTCACGCTGCTGGTGGAGTCGTTCAATTACAGCGTCAACGGTTTGATTGCGACATTCGGTAAGCGGTTGTCTGCGGATCAGGCTTCTGCGCTGGGTCGCCAATCGGGTGAAAAGTCGGTGCCACTGAATCGGCAACAGGCGATCGCCAACTTGGTCTACTCAGGCCGTATGGGTAATAAGGCTGCGGGTGATGGGTGGAAATATCGCGGTCGAGGCTTAATTCAAGTCACAGGGCTAGATAACTACCGGGTCTGTGGTACTGCGCTGAAACTGGACTTAATCAGCAATCCTGACCAGTTACTAACTGATCTCAATGCTGCTCGATCTGCTGGTTGGTTCTGGCAATCCCGCAACTGCGGTCAATATGCTGACGACATTCAGCGTGTTACTCAGCTGATTAACGGCGGCAATAACGGTATCAATGACCGTAAGGCGCGGTTTGAACTGGCTAAACGGGAATTGCAGCGATGACTACTTGGCGCGCGGCGCTGGTGGCTTTGATTGGTACTGTGTTCCTTCTTCTACTCCTGAATCGTAATCACCTCGCGAACAGGGTGGATAAAACGGAAGCGAAGCTGGTGGTCGAGCGGGCCACTAACGTTTCACTGGGCAATATCATTGATGACATTCAGGTGAATGATGCCGCTAACCGCGTAGCCACCGCCCGCCAGTTAGATAACGAGAGGAAACTACGCAATGAAAGTGAAGATCGGCTTAAGCGGTTTCTGGCGGCGTCGTCAGATGATAAGTGTGCTATTCAGCGCATGCCTGACGCTAGCATTAACATCATGCGCGAATAAAGCGGCTTCACGTCCACCAGCTAGCTGTCCTGTATTGCTACCGCCTGAATCCGCATTAACTGAATGCGAAGTGCCGGAGTTCGTCGGCACTACTTGGGGCGATAGTGGGCTGTATGCACTGGCTTTGAAACGTGAGCTGCGGATCTGCAAGGGGCGGTTGGACGAGGTTATTAGTTGGCGGCAGAATGCCATGCGGAAACAGTGAGGGTGTATGTCACGAGTAATTAAGCATTTTAAAATAGAAGTCTGGTTTAAAAACTATGCGGGCTATGAACCCTCACCTGCAAGGGGCTTTTCAACAGATGCGCGACTCCCCGTGGAGGATGGATTTGTTTTCCTCAGCGATATTAAACAATTGAATGGCTTTGGTTTCCCATTAGATCATGTCCATCACTACGAAATCACAGCAGTATATAGGGAAAGTGATAATGCCACCTCGGATACCGCGAGCCTGCCGTAAGCATGGGTGCCGCAATACTACTATCCACAGCACTGGTTATTGTCCTGAGCATCAGAATACAGGATGGGAGAACCACCAGCAGGGTAAGACCCGGCATGAGCGTGGCTATGGTGCCAATTGGGATAAGTTGAAGCCGCTGATAAAAGCCAGAGACAAAGGGCTGTGCCAACAGTGTCTGCGTGAAGGTCTGGTGGTGTCGGGTACCACGGTCGACCACATCAGAGCTAAGGCTCACGGTGGCACTGATGACCCATCCAACCTCGAACTGTTGTGCTGGCCTCACCATAGAAAGAAGACTGCGACCGAACGAATCAAGTGATAATGATTATCAACATCACCAATGTGAGCACCAAAACGGTGCATCACACATCAAATGAGAATCAATATCATCAATGGGAGGGGGGGATCGAATCTCTACAGCCCTTGTCCTACCGTACCGCCAGCCTCGTCAAATTTTTATACGTCCGAAATAAGAAATCTTTTTTCGATAATTTTTAACATTTGGAGTCATTAATGGGAACAGCGATGAGGGCTGCTGGTGGGGGAAGAAAACAGAATTTACCCACCAAAAATAAAAGCAGTCTGACCCGAATTGCTCCCCCAAAAGAATTATTGAGCGAGACGGCGATCGGGCTTTGGAAAACACAAAGCAAAATCCTGATCGAGCGCGGCACGTTCGAATTAGAAGATGCACCTCTGTTACTTGCCTACTGCAATTCCTTTCACCTGATGATTACCGCCGAAAAAGTTATCGCCGCGCTTGCTCTCAAGGATCTTGAGAACTTAGGTCTGGCTGATCTCGGCGGTACCGGTGGATTAAAAAAACATCCGGCAGTTGCCGTCCGTAACGACTGTGTTTCTCAACTGGCGCGCCTCGGCTCGCTGCTCGGTCTAGATCCCCTTAGCCGAATAAGAATGACCGGGGGAAGTTCACCAGAGGAAGAAGAGAACGAATTCGACGAGTTTTAACTATGGCAACATACCCTCACGTAAATGCAGCAAATCAGTATGCGCGGGATGTGGTCAGCGGAAAGATAATTACGGGTTTATATGTCATTGCCGCCTGTCAGCGTCACATTGATGATCTGGCTGAGTCCAAAAATAAAAATTACCCATACCGGTTTGATAAAGATAAAGCAGAGCGGGCCTGTCGGTTTATTGGGTTAATGCCCCACACCAAAGGTGAGTGGGCGAGAAAACGGCTAAAGATAACACTGGAACCCTGGCAGCAATTTATCTTTGCTGTTGGGTTCGGTTGGCTAAAGAAGAAAAACAAACTCCGTCGCTTCACTGAGATTTATGTCGAGGTGCCTCGTAAAAACGGTAAATCCCTGATTGCCGCTGGCGTTGGCAATTATATGTTCTGTGCTGACGGAGAGTTTGGCGCGGAAGTTTATTGCGGTGCGGTGACAGAAAAGCAGGCGTGGAAGGTGTTTCAGCCTGCGCTGCTGATGGTGCAAAAACTGCCTGCGATGCGGAAGAAATTTTCCATCAAGCCGTGGGCTAAAAAAATGACTCGCCCGGACGGTTCGGTATTTGAGCCTGTCATTGGTGATCCGGGTGATGGTGATTCGCCGTCATGCGCCATCATTGACGAGTATCACGAACATGCCACGGATTCGCTGTACACCACGATGACCACCGGCATGGGTTCACGAAGCCAGCCAATGACGCTGATCATTACCACTGCAGGTTTTGATATGCAGTCGCCGTGTTATGAAAAGCGCACACAAATTGTAGAAATATTGGAGGGCATCCGCAAAGGTGGTGAAAGTGATCACATCTTCGGGATTATTTATACCCTTGATAAAAATGATGATTGGACTCAGCCAGAGGCATTAGCCAAAGCCAACCCCAATATGGGGGTTTCCATTGAACCCGATTTTCTGCGGGCTAAACAGCAACTGGCGATTTCCACACCCAGCCAGACCAACAAGATTAAGACCAAACACTTCAACATTTGGGTAACGGCTAAATCAGCTTATTACAATATGGAGAAGTGGAAGGATGCAACGGATAAATCGCTCACCTTAGAGCAGTTTAATGGGGAAGAGTGTTATCTCGGTATCGACCTGGCTTCAAAGCTGGACTTGAACTGCGCTTGCCCAATATTCATGCGGGAAATAAACGGCAGGAAGCATTATTACTGTGTCGGCGCGATGTTCTGGGCACCGGAAGATACCATCTATTCAACCGCAACCGAGCTAAAACGCACCGCAGAACGTTATCAAAATTTTGTTCAACAGGGCTTTTTAATCCCCACGGACGGCGCGGAAGTCGATAACCGGCTTATTTTTGAGACGATTTCTAAGCTGAATAAGCAGGTAAAAATAGTCTCTTCCCCGATTGACCCACATGGCGCAACCAGTCTTTCACATCTTCTGGATGAAGAGGGGGTGTCGCCCATTATCATCACGCAAAACTTTACCAATATGAGTGATCCAATGCGGGAGATTGAAGCGGCCCTTGCTGCCGGGCGTTTTCATCATGACGGCAACCCCATCATGCAATGGTGTATGACTAACGTGATTGGTCGCTATTACCCAGGCAGTGATGATCGGGTGCGACCAACCAAACAGGGTGATGAAAACAAAATTGATGGGGCTGTTGCGGGAATTATGGCGGTTGGTCGGGCTATGTTGAACGACATCGAAAAAACTCTTTCTGATCACCTTGTTTCTCATGGGATCCGCTCTCTTTAAAGGCAACTTTATGATCCAATTTCTTTCAATATTGTCCTTGATTGTAGGGCTTATCGGGGCTGTGTTGCTGTCGTATGGCGCATGGCTAACTTTTCCTGCATTGGGATTCTCGGTTGCTGGTGGCTTATGCCTGGCATGGTCTTATCTGGTGTCCAGATCGGTGGCTCAAAAGCCCAATGACAATGATGGAGGGGCTTAATGTTTTTTCCAAATATGTTTAAGTCCACCCCAGATACCGCTCGCGTGACCACTCCCGCTGAATTAGCCGAAATAGTGGGCATGACATACGACACTTATACCGGTTTGAGAGTTAGTAGCCAAAAAGCGATGCGCCTTACCGCTGTGTTTGGTTGTATTCGTGTCCTGGCTGAGTCAGTCGGTATGTTGCCTTGCAACCTTTATAAATCAGCGAACGGTCGGCGGGAAAAAGTCCCCAAAGAGCGGCTCTCAAAACTCTTATCTCTCAAGCCTAATGGATACATGACCCCGCAGGAGTTCTGGGAACTACTGATTGTTTGCTTATGTCTTCGCGGCAACTTCTACGCCTATAAAGTCAAAGCGTTAGGTGAGGTGGTGGAGTTATTGCCACTAGACCCTGGCAGCGTTGAACCTAAGCTGAATAGCCAGTGGGAACCGGTATACCGAGTCACCTTTCCAGATGGCACCACAGACGTTCTATCGCAAGATGATATTTGGCATGTTCGTATTCTCACACTTGATGGGCTGAATGGATTAAACCCCATAGCCTATGCTCGTGAAGCGATATCGTTGGGGTTGGCCACTGAAGAACACGGTTCGCGGCTATTCAAAAATGGCGCAGTGACATCAGGTGTTCTACGCACTGAACAGGCTTTGAGTGATGCGGCGTATGCGCGGCTTAAGGGCGATTTTGAGGGTAGGCACTCTGGGCTGGAAAATGCCCATAAGCCAATGATCCTTGAGATGGGCCTCGACTGGAAAGCGATGGGAATGAACGCTGAAGATAGCCAGTTCCTTGAAACCCGTAAATTTCAACTTGAAGAGATATGTCGCCTGTTTCGCGTTCCCATGCATCTGGTGCAAAACACCGACCATGCAACATTCAGTAATATTGAGAATCTCGGTATTGGTTTTATTAATTATTCTTTGGTGCCTTACCTCACCCGGATTGAGCAACGTATCAATATCGGCCTGGTACGCGAATCAAAGCAGGGTGAGTTTTACGCCAAATTCAATGCTGGGGCGTTATTACGGGGAGATATGAAGTCTCGTTTTGAGTCTTATGCGACCGGAATTAACTGGGGCATATTCTCCCCGAATGATTGCCTGGAGCTGGAAGATAGAAACCCACGTCCAGGCGGTGACATCTACCTCACCCCAATGAACATGACCACTAAACCGCAAGAAAGCAAAACCAAACCTACTGAGGATCAAAAACATGCTGACTAAGCAACGCATGGATTTCCCGCTAAAGCTGAAATCAGTCAGTGACTCGGGAGAGTTTGAGGGCTATGGCTCCGTCTTTGGCGTGAAAGACAGCTATGACGATATTGTTGTGCCAGGTGCTTTCATCAAATCATTGAATGCATGGCGGGATAAAAATGCCCTGCCTGCCATGTTATGGCAACACCGCATGGATGAGCCGATCGGTATTTATACCGAAATGAAAGAGGATGATGTCGGGTTGTTCGTTAAGGGACGATTGTTAATTGACGACGACCCACTCGCCAAACGCGCTCACGCACATATGAAGGCCGGTTCTTTAACCGGCCTTTCTATTGGGTACATGCTCAAGGATTGGGAGTACGACCGCAATAAAGAAGCATTTTTACTGAAGGAAATTGATCTGTGGGAAGTTAGCCCGGTGACCTTTCCATCTAACGATGAGGCGCGGGTCAGTGATGTGAAATCTGCCTTCGCCCGCGGTGAAACACCATCCCCAAAAAGTATTGAAAGAGTCCTGCGCGACGTTGGGCTTTCTCGCACTCAGGCCAAAGCATTTATGGCTGAAGGATATGGCGCAATCTCTCTGCGAGAAGCAGATGAGATTAATGACGCGCTTAATGCACTGAAATCTATTAAATTTTAATTTGGAGAGTTACCCATGGCTGTTGAAATCAAAGATGTAGAGCAGGTCGCGCAGGAACTTAATCAGAAATTCTCTGAGTTTAAAGAGAAAAACGATAAACGCCTTGATGCGGTTGAGCAGGAAAAAGGAAAGTTGGCTGGGGAAGTGGAGACGCTTAACGGCAAACTTACCGAGCTGGATAATTTAAAAGCCAGCCTGGAAGAAGAAATTAAGTCACTGAAACGCCCAGGTGGTGGTACCAACACCAAAACAGCGACCGAGCACAAATCTGCCTTTATGCAGTTTGTTCGCAAGGGCAAGGAAGATGGACTGCGTGAGCTTGAACAAAAAGCGCTGAATACCGGCACTGATGCAGATGGTGGTTATGCGATACCTGAAGAGCTGGATCGTACCTTGCTGGATATCCTGAAAGATGAAGTGATTATGCGCCAGGAATCCACCGTTATTACCGTGGGCACCAGTGACTATAAGAAACTAGTCAATTTGCATGGTGCAGGTTCCGGCTGGGTTGGCGAGCAAGCGGAGCGTCCGGCAACGGGCACACCGCGTTTAGAGCAAATCATTCCATTTATGGGCGAGATCTACGGTAACCCGCAAGCCACTCAAACCATGTTGGATGATGCTTTCTTTAATGTTGAGACGTGGATTAATGACTCTTTGAGCATGGAATTCTCCGAACAGGAAGAAATTGCATTCACAACTGGCAGTGGTGTGCTGAAACCTAAAGGTTTTCTCGCTTATGCGTCTACCGATGAAAAGGATAGTGTGCGGGCATTTGGCAAGTTACAGCACCTTCTGTCTGGATCCGCCGCTGCAGTAACAGCCGACAGTATCATTCAAATGATTTACACCTTGCGAAAAGTTCACCGTAAAGGTGCTAAATTCATGATGAATAACAACTCATTGTTCAAAATTCGTATTTTGAAAGATGAACGTGGTGATTACTTGTGGCGTCCAGGCTTAGAGCTTGACCAGCCGTCTATGTTGGCCGGTTATGGTATTGCTGAAAACGAGCAAATGCCGGATATCGTTGCAGATGCCAAAGCGATTGCATTCGGTAACTTCAAGCGCGGTTACACCATTGTTGACCGTATCGGCACCCGCATTCTTCGCGATCCTTACACCAATAAACCCTTTGTTGGTTTCTATACCACCAAGCGTACTGGTGGGATGCTGGCTGATTCTCAGGCTATCAAGCTGCTGAAAATCGGCGCAGCTGCATAACATTGCCAATTAATCCAACGGGGCCTGATGGCCCCTTTCTTTTGAGGTGTCTATGCACAAACTGACTAAAAATCTTGAATGGTCTCCTGACGGTTGCCATGTTGAAACCCTGCCTGCGGGTGAATATGAAAAGTTGCCCGCCCGCGTTCTGGACATTGCTTCACAGTTAAACATTCTGGAATTAGTTGACCTTCAACTGACGGAGCAAAAAGCTGATGAGCAGCCAGAGCAGCCAGAGCAGCCAGAGCAGCCAGAGCAGCCGGCGGACAAGAAAAGCAAAAAATAAGACCTCTGGGAGCTAATCATGATATTGAAAATTGATCAGATAAAAGCTCAGTGTCGAATTGATCCGGAATTTACCCATGAAGATGAGTTACTTAAACTTTATGCTGACGCAGCAGAAAAGAGAGTTACCAGCTACTTAAACCGGAATATTTATGAGGCTGAGGTGCCGGAAACAGATCCTGACGGGCTTATTGTCAGTAGTGATATCAAACTGGCTATGTTGGCACTCATTAGTCACTGGTATGAAAACCGCTCATCAGTAAGTGATTACGAACAGACAGAAGTACCGATGAGTTTTTATTTTCTGGTCGGCTCCTACAGGTTTAGCCCATGACTCAACGCCGCTTCACTGAAATTAATGCCACTTATCGGCCACCGGCTCCTGGCGAACTAAACAAGCGCGCCCAGTTCCGTACCCGCGAAGATGTTCCCGGCAACGGGCATATGGGTGTTGATACCGTCTACCACAACACCTTTGATACTTGGGCCAAGCTGGCGGCGATAGGTGATTCTGTCCGTATTGGTTCGATGCAGATAGATGTCGCTATTACGCACCGCATTGTTATCCGCTACCGAACGGGCGTTACCACCGATGATGAAGTGGTGATCAATAAAATGGTTTATCGGGTCAAGGGCACCACCAACCTGAATGAAGCCAGCCGCTTTCTGGTTATCACTGCTGAAGAGCTGGGTAGCGTGGAAGCTATCGTGGAGGGGCATTAATGGGAATGGAAAGTTCTACCAGCGGCCTATATCTGCACGTCGATTTTGATAAACCTAAAGAGCTGGAATTCAACCAGAAAAGGGTCAGAAACGCCTTTGCTAAAGTGGGGCGGGGTGTGCAAGACGAGGCGCGGCGACTGGTAGCGCGCCATGCCATATCAAAGGCGGGTGAAGCACCTGGTACCCGCACCGGCGGGCTATCAAAATCGATAGGCTATAAAGTCCCCTCACCATCAGACGGTAGGCCGGGCTTTATGGTGCGTATCGCCCCCAACCAAAAAGGGGGCAGGCGAGCAACCAGATTACCTTCTGGGGATGATGATGATTTCTATCCCGCTTTTCTGTTCTACGGGGTAAAACGCAAAGCCAAGCGAGGCAGGAGCCACCGAAAAGGCGCTTCAGGGGGGAGTGGCTGGAAAATTGCACCCCGTAAAAACTTCATGACAGAGGCGCTGGCCAATCGGCGCTCATGGGCTGAGAAAGTACTGTTCAATGCACTAAAAAAATCAGTGGTGGTTAAATGAAATTATCACTTGTTATCGCCGCCTTGCGCCTGCGCTGCCCGACATTTGAGGGGCGAGTGTCTGGGGCGGCAGAATACGAGTTGCTCCTCGAAAATGGCAAGATGGCACTACCCAGTGCATGGATTATCCCGACTAATGACACTGCTGGCGAACAACGGTCAAAAACTGACTATTGGCAGACAATTACCGATGGATTTGCCGTGGTGGTAGTGGTGAATAACAGTGCAGATCAGCGGGGGCAAAAAGCAGCATTCGACGCCGTGCATGATTTGCGCGCTGAGTTATTTAAAGCGCTATTGGGGTGGCAACCAGAACCGTGCTATGACCCGATTCAGTATGATGGCGGTAACCTGCTGGACACCAACCGTGCTCACCTTTATTTCCAGTACGACTTCTCTGCCAAAATTGAGATATCCGAAGAAGATACCCGCCAATGGGACGACCTTCAGCAGCTTGCAGAGCTGGAGCGGATCATGGTTGATGTCGATTTTATGACCCCTGACGGCAGTATTGAGCACAAGTTAAACATCTCTCTTAACGACGAGTAACCCCTTATGCATGTGATCCCCAAAGATGGCCGGTCAGTTCCTGACCCGGTTAGAGGTGACTTTTTGCCCGCAGAGGGCCGAAACGTCGATGAAAATATTTACTGGCACCGCCGGATAGCGTCAGGAGAAGTGACCGTCAAGGCCGCAGAACCTGAAGAAACCGCACCACCGGCACCCCTCGTTCAACCTGAGCAAAAGGCCAAAAACAATGATCAGCTTTAACAACATCCCAAATGATTTACGGGTGCCGTTGTTCTTTGCCGAAATGGACAATAGCGCGGCGAATACGGCACAGGACAGCGGGCCATCACTGATTATCGCCCACGCGCTGGAAGACAGTTCGATTGAGAAGAATGCACTCGTCATTATGCCGTCGGCAGACCGGGCGGGGCAGGTAGCCGGTCGAGGTAGCCAGTTAGCCCGCATGGTGGCAGCTTACCGGGCTGTCGATCCCTTTGGTGAGTTGTGGGTGGTTGCTATCCCTGAAGTCGCGGGTGATCCGGCAACCGGTACACTCACGGTCACCGGTACCGCGCAAGCCTCCGGCGCTCTCGCTATTTATCTTGGTTCTACTCGAGTGCAGGTGATTGTCACCGCACTGGATACTCCGGCGATTATCGCTACCAGCATTGCTGCAGTAATTAATGCACTGGTTGATTTACCGGTGACCGCCATTGCTGCTGCAGGTGTTGTCACCCTCACGGCCAAAAACAGCGGCTTAACCGGTAATGGTTTGCCTGTCAGCCTGAACTATCGCGGCACGGTGGGCGGTGAGCAGAACCCCTCTGGTGTGAATGTGGCCATTGTTCCGCTGGCTGGCGGGGCTGGTGCGCCAGACCTGTCTGCCACTATTGCCACCCTGGGTGATGAGCTATTTGATTTTATCGCTTTCCCATTCAATGACTCGGCATCACTGGCCACTATCGGCAAAGAGATGAACGACGATACCGGGCGCTGGAGCTGGTCACGGCAGTTATATGGCCATGTGTACAGCGCGAAAGTTGGCGACTTGTCGGATTTGGTGGCTTTTGGTGCCACGTTCAACGACCCACATCTGACCATTGCTGGCTATGAAACCGGCGTACAGATGGCAACGGATGAACTGGTTGCGGCGCGAACCGCGCGTAATTCGGTGTTTATCCGTAACGATCCGGCACGACCTACGCAAACTGGCCTGTTAAATGACGCACTTCCGGCTCCGGTAGGCTCGCGCTTCATTCTGTCCGAACAGCAATCCCTGTTAACTCACGGCATCGCCACGGCTTACAGCGAGGGCGGGGTATTACGCATTCAGCGTGATATCACCACCTATCAGAAAAACGCCTACGGCAATGCTGATAACAGTTTTCTTGATAGTGAAACCTTGCATACCAGCGCTTACGTGCTGCGCCGCTTGAAGTCAGTGATTACCAGCAAATATCCGCGCCATAAGCTGGCGAACGATGGTACCCGTTTTGGTGCAGGTCAGGCGATTGTCACGCCGATGGTGATCCGTGGGGAAATACTCTCCGTTTATCGCCAACTGGAGCGCGCGGGCATTGTTGAGAACTTTAACCTGTTCAATCAGTACCTGATTGTCGAGCGCAATGCGGATAACCCTAACCGGCTTGATGTGCTGTTCCCACCTGATTATGTCAACCAGCTGCGAGTATTCGCGGTGCTTAATCAGTTCCGTCTGCAATATAACGAAGAGGTAGTCTAAATGGCTCGAATTGCCGGCACGTGCTTTTTTAAAATTGATGGTCAGCAATTATCTCTGACTGGCGGCATCGAGGTGCCAATGAATACCGCGGTGAAAGACGATGTGATCGGGCTGGATGGCTCAGTAGATTACAAAGAGACTCACCGCGCTCCCTATACCAAAGGGACATTTAAAGTTCCCAAAGACTACCCGACCAGCAAGATCACTTCCGCCGACACCATGACCATTACCAGCGAACTGGCGAACGGTCAGGTGTATGTACTTTCCAGCGCTTGGCTACATGGCGAAGCGAACCACAATGCTGAAGAAGGCACGGTAGATATGGAATTCCACGGGCAAGAGGGCTTTTACCAATGATTGTGACATTAACCAGAGAAATTACCGTGGGTGGGGAAAAGGTCAAAGAGTTAAATATTCGCGCACCTGAATATGATGAAATTGCCAAGTTTGGTATGCCGTTCTCTTATTCGGATAACGGCAGCGCTAAAATTGACATGAGTTGTACGCTGGCATATTTACCGGTACTGGCCGATATCCCCCCTTCATCAGCGAAGCAAATATTACCGAAAGACTTGATCACTATCTCAATGCAGATTGTTGGTTTTTTTACGGCATCAAAAGTGTCAGCGAGCTAACCAGTCGCGTCTATAACGTTGCCTATTTTTGGCGCATGAACCCCTTTACCGTCATGGCTTGCCCGCTATCCAAAATATTTGAGATGGAGGCGCAGGCCGAGCGCATTAATTCGGAGCTAAATAATGTCAGATAGTTTTCAGTTAAAAGCGATTATTACTGGCGTCAATAAGTTATCTCCGGCGTTGACCACTATGCAGAAGGACCTGCGTAAGTTTAAGGGGGAATTTAAAGACGTTATGCAAAGTGTGGCGATGATGGGCGCGGCCATTGGTGGTGCGTTCATTATTCCCATTAACCAGGCGATGGAATTTGAATCCTCCATGGCTGATGTGCGTAAGGTTGTGGACTTTGACACGCCAGCCCAATTTAAAGAGATGGGCGAAGATATATTAAAGCTATCCACCGAACTTCCCATGGCTGCTAATGGAATAGCCGCCATTGTTGCTGCCGGAGGGCAGGCGGGTATTGCCCGTAGTGATCTGAAAGCGTTTGCGACCGATGCTATTAAAATGGGCATTGCTTTTGACCAGACAGCAGAAGAGTCCGGTCAGATGATGGCCCAGTGGCGTACAGCGTTTAAGTTGACTCAAAATGAAGTGGTTACGCTGGCGGATAAAGTTAACTATCTGGGGAATAACGGCCCGGCTAATGCGGCAAAAATATCTGAAATTGTCACTCGAATTGGCCCGTTAGGGGGTATTGCTGGCTTGGCTTCAGGGGAAATAGCCGCAATGGGCGCAACTATCGCCGGGATGGGGGTAGAGTCAGAGATAGCCTCAACCGGCATTAAAAACTTTATGCTGTCATTAACTTCAGGGAAGGCCGCGACAGCCTCACAGAAAAAAGCGTTACGAGCGTTAAGAATTAACCCCAAACAACTCGCCGCTGATATGCAGAAAGACTCTAAGTCAGCGATGCTTAAGGTATTGGAATCATTAAATAAATTACCAAAAGCTGATCAGTCAGCCATGTTAACGCAGCTATTTGGCAAAGAGTCACTTGCTGCCATAGCCCCCTTATTGGCTAATCTTGACTTATTAAAAGAGAACTTCAATAGAGTCTCAGATGCACAGATTTATTCTGGTTCGATGCAGTTAGAGTATGAATCCAGAGCGGCCACCACGGCTAACGCAATTAAGTTGCTTAAAGGTCAGTTAGAGGCTGCCAGTATTACGTTGGGAGATATGTTTCTACCCTATATCGCTGAAAGTGCTAAAGAATTACAACCATTAATGGAGCAACTCCGACAATGGGTTAAGGCCAACCCTGAGTTAATAAAGACAGTTTTTAAATTAGGCATTTATTTAATTTCTGTTGCTACTGGTGTTACAGCGGTAACGAAAGCGATCGGCATCATGAATTTCGTCACCAAAATGTCACCACTGGGTAAGTTACTTACACTGCTGATCGGTGCCGGTGCGCTGATTGTGGCTAATTGGGATACTGTTGGCCCGGTATTTAAAGAGGTATGGAACCAGATAAAGCCCATTGTCGATCTAGTGGGGGGTTGGGAAGGGGTAATGAAAGGATTTGCGCTGTATATGGCGGGCGATTTTGCTCTTTCATTTTTGAAAGGGATTAACGCTGGTGGTGCAGGTGTTAGAGGGCTTAATGGCGCATTAAAAACATTATTTTCTTATGGTGGGCAAATGGTCGCTATTGGTGTGGTCATCAGTTTGTTTAAGCAACTGGATGATCTGAGCAAAGAAGCTCAGGCTACCAATAAATCCAAAGGGGACATTCTGGTTGATAGGCTGAAAAAAGGGGAGAAAGACAGAGGTTACACTGGGTTTATTCCGCGTATGAAAGAGCTATTGAATATGGATGGCAGTCAAAACTCTAAGGTGCCTTTAGCTTCAGCTCGGCCTCAGGTAGTCAATGGAGAAATCACTGTTAAATTTGATAATGCCCCACCAGGTATGGCAATTGTTGGCACCAAAACTAATCAGTCTGGTTTTGGCGTGGGTTATGATGTTGGCTATAATCGGTTTGCGAATAAGTAAGTAGTTCAGGTAAGCTTATTAAATATTATTAATAATACCTCTGGATGAAAATATGCGAAAAATAATAGCAGCCTCACTTTTTTTAATGGCATTTTCTGTTAGTGCTAAGTTTATTCACCCAATGGATTTTGATGGATCTGAAGCTCAAAAAAACGAAGTAATAGAATATATTAAAAGTACAGTTAAGAGTGATTATTGTGATGGTCTGCTGTACGGCCAAGGCGGATGTACGGTACAGCAGAGTGAGGCTGCTATTATTTTTCGCATATTTTCATCCAGAGGTATTATTAATAATATTTAATAAGCTTACCTGAACTACTTACTTATTCGCAAACCGATTATAGCTGCTGTACGGCCAAGGCGGATGTACGGTACAGCAGGGATCTGAAGCTCAAAAAAACGAAGTAATAGAATATATTAAAAGTACAGTTAAGAGTGATTATTGTGATGGTTCTTTAGATATGTGCCAAGATACAATGCTGCGCATGATGGAGAGTGAAAACCTTAATGCATTCAAACTCGCCACTAAAGCTACAAACAGAAAGATAATGGATCGTGTCATTAAAGATTACTGCAATAGTGGGCTTAATATGTGTAATTACGTCATGATAAATATGATGTATGACGAGAACCTTAAGGCAAGTAATAAATCACTAGCATGGTAATGACTTTATCTATATTTAAAATTTAAATGACAACCCACTTCGGTGGGTTTTTTTATGCCCGGAGAATGTATGAGCTGGAAAGATAAGCTATTACCGGCCTCGTTTCGTGGTGTGCCATTTAAAACGCAGGATGATGAGGCCACTTTCGGGCGTCGGACACAAACCCACGAATACCCCAACCGCGATAAGCCTTACTCCGAAGATCTGGGACGGGTGACACGGCGCGATACTATTTCAGCCTATCTGATAGGTGATGATTACCAGGCACAGCGTGATCTGTTGATTACCGCCATTAACCAGGCGGGGCCGGGGAAACTGATTCACCCGCAGTACGGCGAGCTAAATGTCTGTATTGACGGTGAGATCAGGGTTAGCCATAGCGCGGCTGATGGCCGTATGTGCACCATCAGTTTTAACTTTGTTGAAGCCGGTGAACTCTCTTTTCCCACCTCTGGTGTTGCCACTGGCCAGAAGCTGGTTTCTTCCTGTGACGCCATGACCGATTGTGTCACGGACGCGTTCGGCAAGGATTTCGGGCTGGAGGGGATGGCTGATTTTATCCAGAACGGTGTGATCAGTGATGCCAGCGACATGATGAATACCGCGATTAAAACCTTTGACGGCGTGAATTCGGCTATTGCTGACGCGGGCCGCTTGCTGGATGGCGACTTGTCGGTGCTGCTGATGCCACCCAGTTCCGGCATGAATTTCGTTAACCGGCTGCAACGTATGTGGCGTTCGGGTAACAGTCTGCTGGGTAACAGTGGCGATATTATCAATAAAATTAAAGGGCTGAGCGGCTTTACCGTAGGTCGTGATCTGGCTCCACATGGGGTATGGAAAACGGACAGCAAAACCATCCAGACCCAAACCACCCAGCGCAATGTGGTGGCTCAGGCCATCCGCACCACGGCACTGACTGAGGCGGCACAAAGCGTGGCTGATTTACCGCAGGCCCGCCCGCCACTGACTGCCACGGTGACACCACAGGCGCAACTGCCGCTGGTCACTCATCCGGCGGTTACCTCGCTTAGCGATAATGTGGCCGCAACCCCGCCCGTGACCTATGAGGCGCTGACGACGATCCGCGACACCCTCAATACCGCCATTGATCAGGAACTGCTGCGAGTCACCAATGATGCTTTATTCCTGGCGATCAATACCGTGCGCGCTGATGTCAATCGCGATATCAGCATGCGGCTCGAGCAGATAGAAAAAACCACTTTCCGCACCCCTGATGAAGTGCTGCCCGCACTGGTGCTGGCGGCTGACTGGTATGACTCTGCCGCGCGCGAAACTGACATTATCGGTCGCAACCAAATCACCCATCCCGGCTTTGTGCCGGTGAAAACACTACAGGTGCCAATCAGATGAATAACGATGTCACGCTGCGGGTCAATGGTCGCGAGTGGGTCGGCTGGACTTCGGTCTCTATCTCAGCTGGTATCGAACGTCTGGCCCGTGATTTTAATGTGGAAATTACCCGCCAATGGCCCGGCAGCGAAGAAGCCGGACACCTTCAGCCCAGAGTGAAAAAGGGCGATGCAGTCACGGTGTTGATCGGCACTGACCTGGTAGTCACCGGCTATATCGATGCCACACCGGTACGCTATGACGCCCGCTCAGTATCGGTGGGCATTGTCGGTCGCAGCAAAACCGAAGACCTGATCGACTGTGCCGCCCTGATAACTCAGTTTACCGGCCGCTCTTTTTTCCAGATAGCGACCCATCTCGCCGCGCCCTTTGGTGTCTCGGTGGTCAATGCCGGAGTGGAAAACACGCCGATGCAGGGGCTGCAGGTGGATTACGGCGAAACGGTGGTTGATGTGCTGGATAAGATGATGGGCATTCAGCAGGTATTGGCCTATGACAATCCAGCCGGTGCATTGGTGATTGGCCCGGTGGGAGCCTCACGCACTGTTACCGCACTGGTGCTGGGGGAAAATATCATTTCCTGCGACACCGAACAGAGCATTAAAGACCGGTTTTCTGAATACGTGGTAGCGGGCCAGCGGTCGGGCAATGACGACGATTTTGGTGCTGCCACTACCAATGCGATCCGGGCTAAAACGGTAGACGGTGGCGTCAGCCGCTATCGACCGATGGTGATCAAGCAAAGTGGCAATGCCACTGGCGCAACAGTGATTGAACGCAGTCAGTTTGAAATGCTACGGCGGGCAGCACGTACCGATGAGGTGACCTATACGGTGCAGGGCTGGCGGCAGGGGAACGGCGATTTATGGTCAGCCAATCAACTGGTCACAGTGTTTGATCCGGTGCTGGGCTTTAACAACCGCGACATGTTGATAGCGGAAGTGACCTACAGCAAAAACGAGCAGGGAACCCTTACCCAACTGCGGGTTGGCCCGCCTGATGCTTACTTACCAAAACCGCCTAACCCTGACAAAAAACGCCGTAAGAAAGCCGAAGAGGATGAATTCTAATGAGCCGATTGTTTACGGGGATACAGCGCGGGCTGTCCAATATGCTGGTGCGGGCGGTAGTGCGCCGCCTGGACTCCAGCAGTAAAAATCAGATGCTACAAATCCAGATGATCGCCGATGAGTTAAAAGACAATATCGAACATCTGGAACCTTATGGCTTTACCAGTGCCGCGCACAAGGGGGCCGAGGCTTTTGCTGCTTTCCCCGATGGTGACCGCTCGCATGGCGTGGTGTTGGTGGTGGCCGATCGCCGCTACCGAATTAAAGGGCTGGAGTCTGGCGAGGTGGCGATTTATAGCGATGAGGGCGACAGCATTATTCTCAAGCGCGGCAACCAAATAGAGCTGAACACCAAACAGTTTATTGTTAACGCCGAAGAAAAAGCAGTATTCAACACGCCGCTAATTGAAGCTACCGGCGAAATTAAAGCCGTCGGTAACATTGAGTCTGCTGCTGATGTTCAAGATAAAACCGGCACTATGGCGGCGATGCGCGGCCAGTTCAATTCGCATACTCACCCACATGGCGAACCGAATACTGACAAGCCTAACCAGAAGATGGAGTAACTCATGATCCTGATGGTGAATGGCCAACAACAATCAGCCTCCACGCCCACTGATAACTTAACCCGTGCAGTGATTATTTCTCTTTTCACCTGGCGTCGCGCTGATCCGGATGATGATTCAGAACAGCCGATGGGGTGGTGGGGTGACAGCTATCCCACAATCCAAAATGACCGTATTGGTTCCCGTTTGTACTTGCTTCAGCGCACCACACTGACCAATAACACCGTCGAACTGGCCAGAGGCTACTTAGAACAGGCGCTAGCCTGGCTAAAAGACGACGGCATAGTTTCACGAATAGCCATCAATGTGCAGCGGCGCGGTACCGAGATACTGACCGCCGAGATAACCCTGTATCGCAATGATGGCCGTTCTCAGCTAATCACCTTTGATGATTTATGGAGTGCCCTCAATGGCTGACAGCGGATTTAACCGCCCGACACTTCCCCAATTGATTACCCAAATCCGCAGTGACCTGAATTCTCGCTTCCAAACTGATGCCGTGCTGCGTCGTACCGACACCGAGGTATACAGCCGGGTGCATGCGGCGGCAGTGCATACGGTTTACGGCTACATCGATTATCTGGCCCGCAACCTGTTACCGGATCAGTGTGATGAGGATTGGTTAGCGCGTCACGGCAATATGAAGCGCTGCCCACGCAAAGAACCCGCAACGGCGACTGGTTTTGTGCGCTGGGAGGGGGTCACCAACGGTATTGAAGTGCCTGCCGGCAGAGTGATTCAACGTGATGATTTGCAGGAGTACACCACCACGGCGGCGGCGACCTCTATTGCAGGCGTTCTGCGGGTACCGGTGATTTGTTCTGTTGCTGGCACTGCAGGTAATACCGATGATGGTATCAGTATGGTGCTGACCCAACCGATTAACGGCCTGCCATCATCTACCGCCGCTGACAGCATTGAGGGCGGTACCGATGTGGAGCCAGTGGACGAGTGGCGAGCGCGGATCATCGAACGCTGGTATTACACCCCTCAGGGTGGCGCTGATGGTGATTACATTATCTGGGCCAAAGAGGTGCCCGGCGTCACGCGTGCCTGGACTTATCGCCACTGGATGGGAACCGGTACGGTCGGGGTGATGGTGGCCAACAGCAATCTTGAAAACCCCATCCCGGATAATGCGGTGGTCAGCGCGGTGCGCGATCACATTCTGCCGCTGGCTCCGGTGGCAGGGGCCAGCCTCTATATCCTTGCGCCAGTAGCAAAAGTGGTGCCGTTCCATATTCGCCTCACCCCTGACACACCAGAAGTGCGCTATGCGGTCATTGCTGAGTTACGCGCTATGTTTCTGCGTGATGGGGTGCCGGGGGGAACACTGGATCACTCGCGTATCAGCGAGGCTATCAGTATCGCCACTGGCGAATATAAGCACGTTCTGGTCAGCCCGATCGATGATATCCCGCTGGCTGCCACAGAATTGCCAATTGTGGGAGAGCTAACGTGGACTTAACCGACAGCTACGGCCAATTATTAACAAATCTGCTGCCGCGTGGCCCGGCATGGGAGGGGGAAGACCCTCTACTGCTGGGGCTTGCACCGTCTTACTCTCGCGCCCATCAGCGCGGCGATAGCCTGATGCTGGAGGTTGATCCGCGCACCACCACCGAATTGATTGACCGCTATGAACAATTAACCGGTCTGCCGGATTCATGTGCACCGCCCGGTGTGCAGACCCTGGCTCAGCGGCAACAACGGCTGGATGCAAAAATTAATGTCACTGGCGGGATTAACAAGGCGTTCTATCTGGCACAACTGGCGGCACTGGGCTACCCGAATGCCACTATTACCCAGTTTGAAAGTGATGTTTTTCGTTGTACCGCGACCTGTATTGACTCGCTGTATGCAGAAGAGTGGCGCTACTGGTGGCAGGTCAACATGCCGAATGTCACCCAGATAACCGACATGACCTGCGCCTCTGTCTGCAGCGACAGCCTGAGAACCTGGGGCGACACCACCGCCGAATGCGTCATTAACAAACTTTGCCCCTCACACACCTATGTGACTTTCTTATACCCGGAGTAACCTTTTATGCATCGTATTGATACCCCAACCGCCCAGGTTGATAAATTTGGCGCGGGCAAGAACGGCTTTACCCGCGGTAACCCACAGACTGGCGTACCGGCCACGGCTTTGGATGATGATTATTTTGATGCCGTGCAGGAAGAACTGGCTGGGGTGGTTGAATCTACAGGCGTGGCGCTTGATAAAACTAACAGAACTCAGTTATTGACGGCACTGAAAAAACTGTTTTTGCGGACAGGCAATAACTTTTCTGAAATTGCGGCGGCTGGTTCTGCTGCGGTGGCTGCTGCTCTTGCAAGTCTGGGATTAAGCGACGTGGCCCATATTCCACAATTAACCGGTGTTATTGGCACATCACGCAATGCAAATATGAGCGTCACGGCCGCATCAGCAACAGCCACTTTCACCGCTGATGAATTAATCGTGCAAACGGCGTTAGGTGGGCGTCAGTACAAACTAACCAGCTTCAACAAAACAATTAATCTTGCGACAACTGGCGCTGGCGGGATGGATACAGGTGCCGTGCCAGCGAACGGATTTGTTGCGTTGTATGCGATTTATAACCCATCGACCCAGGTATCTGCATTGTTGGCTGTTAATACAACATCTGTGTTAGCTCCGGAGGTTTGCGCGGGAATTATGCCGTCAGGATATACAGCCTCGGCGCTGGTTAGCGTATGGAGAACAGCGAGTAGTCAGTTTGTTATTGGGTACCAATTGGATAGGAAAATAATTACGCCAGTTGTACCTGCAACAACATCTACCAGTTTGCCTGCGAGTTATATTGCCCTCAGTTTGTCTGCCGCTGTTCCTGTCAATGCTAAATCGGTTAATGGTTGGGTGGGGATAACGACAACAGGCCAAGCAAACAATCAGATTTTTGTCGCATCATCAGCATCAGGGGTTTATGAGCATTTAATCCAGTCATCCCCGATAACAACATTAAACGCATCTCTCCCTGAGATCCCCATCATTACCCCGCAGGCGCTTTATTATAAGGCGGCCTCAAACGGTACTGTGTCCCTATTTGTTATTGATATAAACGGATACACAATCTAAGAGAGGCGACTATATGTACGTCCAATTTGCAGATGCGGCAGAAGCTGTGATGATAAGCTATTTTTGTTGCCAGCAAGACCCTAAATGCTATGGTTTTCTTGGTGAAATAGAAACAGATGATCCCAGGTATATTGTTTTCTTCGAGAAGATGCCTGATTACGTTCAAACAACACTTCCACAACCTATCTACCCAACAATGACAATTCCATTAGACAGGTAA